ATGCCTGTGGAGGTAAACGTAGTAAACGTGCCTGCGGCGGCTGTAGATGCACCAATAATTGTGTTTTCGATTGTGCCGCCAGATATGGTTAAGTCATTGGCAACATAGGTGTCAGAGATAACCGAGCCTTGCCAGGTTCCTGTGCCAATTGTTCCAACTGCCGTTATTTGCGTCTGAGAGGCATCCACAGACAAAGTGTCCGTACTAAGGGTAATACCCGTACCTGCCGTCAAAGCGGTCTTAGAAACGCTTATAGCAGCGCTGGCGTTAACATCATCATTAACAATAACCCCAGAGCCAATAGCCGCTACGCCAGTATCGGCAATCGTAACGTCGCCAGAGACTACATTGTCAATCCACTTTGATGTGCCTGTGTCATAAAACAAAACGGCGGCATCAGCAGGGCTTGTAACATTTGTATCTGTAAGCTCGGCAAGTGTATCCGCAGATGCAACCTGAGAATCGACATATGCCTTAATAGATTGTTGGGTAGCGAGTTGAGTTGCAGAGTCTGAAGACATATCATCTTCATCAAGAACCGCAGTGCCAGAAACGCCCGTGTTTAAAACAGGCGATGTTAGTGTTTTGTTTGTAAGAGATTGACTTCCAGTAAGCGTTGCTACCGTCGAATCAATCGCAAACGTAACGGCATTACCAGAACCCGACGTATCAATACCAGTGCCGCCAGTAAACGTCATGGTTTCTGAGTCAAGATCAATATTTAAAGCACCACCGCTGTCAGCTTGAAAGTCTAAGTCTGATGCTGTTGCTACAGAATCAACATATGCCTTTACTGATTGCTGGCTGGGAATAGATGTAGCTGAGTCGCTAGACATATCATCTTCGTCAACAAAAGCTGTAACGCCATCAAGCACATTTAATTCTGCGGCTGTACTTGTTACTCCATCTAGTATATTTAACTCTGCGGTTGTACTTGTAACCCCGTCAAGAATGTTTAATTCTGCCGTTGTCGAAGTAACACCATCTAGTATATTTAGCTCAGCCGCAGTAGAAGTCACTCCGTCCAAAATATTAAGCTCAGCCGCTGTGCTGGTAACCCCATCTAAAATATTAAGTTCGGCTGTAGTGGATGTAACGCCATCCATAATATTAAGTTCTGCGGCAGTAGCAGTAACTCCGTCAAGGATATTTAACTCCGCCGCAGTAGAGGTTACGCCATCAAGAATGTTTAACTCTGCCGCTGTAGCGGTAATTGCAGTCCCCGCAATAGAAAGGCTGCTTGGGTTTGACCCCACTTCGATAACAGCACCACTGCCATTTTCGGTATAAAGTCTTTTGTTTGTTAAATCAATTGCTGGTTCGCCTTGGACTAAATCACTAGCTGAGGGCGCACCCGATCCATTTTTAAGCTTAATTGTGGTTGCCATGAACTACTCCAAGGAAAACATTGGATATAAAGAAAGGGGGGCCGAAGCCCCCGTAAAGATTAAGCAGATGGTAGTGCGAGCACAAACCCAGCTTCAGGACGATACACTTGGACACCATAAAGCGTGTCGGCAGTGTACAGAGTAGACAGGTACTCTTGCTTGTATTGTGTCTGTGATCGAACGGCCATTTGCTCAGCCATCACAACTGCATCAGCGTGGAAAAGCAACGCCGCGCGAGTATCAACACTTGCCGCAGTGTTAGCAGCAGCAGCTTCGATAGTCGCACAGTTAGCAGACACGTATACATCTACGCCATAAAGGTTACCAATAAGCCCGCTATTTACTACTCCGCCGTTTACAAAGTCAGATGAAACATATCGGTCAATGCCCATAATTTCATTCCGTACTCCAGGGGGAATAACAAAATAACGATTTTCCATTGGGACATTGTTGTCATCCAACTTTTGGATCATGTCTCGGAAAAAACGATCAGTAAACTTATCACCAGCAATACCGTCAATGGTATCGTCAGTGTACTGAGTCGTTGAGTCATTAGTATTCATAAAACAGCCAGTGTGCTGGTAGTCAGTAGGAGCTACTGATCCAGAAAATACAACTGCACCACCGTCACCAAAGCCAGTACCGCAAGAGTGCAGGTCATTATCAACCTGTACAGCCAGAGCATAACCAGCGTCTTCAGTGTAAAACTGACGCAAAGAAGACAAAGCCTGAACTTCTACAATGTCCTCAATTAAGCGCGAGTATTCAAAGTGACGGTTAATAGTAATCGTCAACTCTGACTCTGTATTGGCAATGATAGTTACCGCAGTATCAGCCGCTTTAGCATTGGCATCGCCGCGAGTAGGCTTAGGAATATGAATAACGTCACCCTTCTTGCCAGACATAGAAATGCGCTTGACAAGGGGAGCCATCTTCAAGTTCTTTTGGTAGGCAGCAATAATTTCATCTGACCAAATTTCTGGTACAAATGTTGCCGCTTCTGTTAATGCGGTATTACCACCCGCGCCGGGATAAGTTGCTGTAGCCATGATAGTTCTCCTTTAGGCTATTTAACTCGACCCTCCGCGTATGCTTTCAGTATCTCATCTGATAAAGCGTTATAACGGTCTGGGTCAGTCTTCATAAGTTTAATAATGTCAGCACGACGATAAACTTTTTTGTTTGACCTTTCCGCTGTACCTCGGGCATTGCCTGTTGTTGCTGACCTAACCGCATTCTTACGACTTGCGCGCTCTGCTATTGCAGTTTGCTGAACTATACTGCTTCGTTCTTTCCAAAGCGAAAATAGCTCATTTGCCGAATCATAATCATACGCTTGGTCTGCATTAACAAACAGTTGCGTTCTAACCTTTGATCCTTTTATCCATTCAGCAAATTTAGGGTCTTGCAAAACTTGATCCATATCAGGGTGATCTGATCTTAACTGTGCAAGAGTGGCCTGTTGTTTGTACTGTTTAGTGTACGTTTCTGCCTCTTTGATTTTAGGATGATTGTCTATAGCCCGATTAACAGCACTTTGTGGGTCAACAAAAAAATCAACATCATTTGTGTTGCTATCTTCTTGCTGTGTTTCAGGTGCTTGCTTGTTGTCGAGTTCTGTCTGAATGTATCCGTCAACTAATCTTCGCAGCTCGCCTACTTCCGTACTCTGTTTGCCCGAAAACTTCTCAAGCTCTTGGTTCATCTGCACCAAATCTTGTACAGACTTACCACGATACTTTTCTGGAATGTCAAAATCTTGAGGTTTCTCCTTTACTGGAGCCTCAACGGATTCTTGCGCTGTGTCCTGCAAAGCATCAGAAGATTCTTCATCTTGACGCTCATCAATAATTGTTGCTCTTGACATCATTTAAACTCATTCCGCCTAATGGTTATGGAATTATTGGGCTTGACTCTCCTCTCGTTGAGCTTCCCGTCCTCGTCTTCCCGCTTCTTCATGCTCTCGCACCCACCTAATGTGCCTGCCAGGGAAATCCCCAGTAGACCCATCCAGCACGAAATTTGATGCTGAAGCGATCTTTCTAGCATTAGCGCCACATCCGCACCTAGTGGCTGTGGTTCCGCCCGCTACAAACTCTTCAAATATATGACCGTTTTCGCAACGAAAGTCAAATATCTTATTCATCTTCTTTTTGCAACTCTTCAAAGTTGTTGTTAACAGTAGACTCTAAATTCAACAAAAAAGCCAAAATGTTTAGCTGGCCTTTCCGAAAATACATATCGTCACTGTCTTTAACTGCCTCAACGCTATTAACAGAAATAGCATTGTGCTTTAACTCTTCAAGTAACTGCTTCCAACCATCGGTTGTAAACAAATCAAAATACTTGTTGTAATACTCTTCAACTTCTTTTTCCATCGAGGCCATTTGGTTATCTCACTAATTACGCTGTCTTTTTTGCGGTTTTCCTTCTTTTGCCTGAAGCCGTTACCGCGTACTTAATTGCTTTTGGCCCTGTCTTTTTCCGCTTAGCTGCTTCTTTTTCTGCCTTTGTCATCTTAGCGGCTACTGCTTTGGGCCTACATGCAGGATATGGGCGGCTAGATCCTTTAGCTTTTTTACGACCACATTTTTTTCCGGTCTTGATGTCAACCCACTCTTCCTTAAACCACTTTGTTAAGCCGCCTTTAGACTTAGACATAAGTGCCACCACGTTTTTTGTATTCCCGAACAAGCCACGCATTAGCATAGGCGCTAGGGTATACGTCAAATTTCTTTTTAGCTTCAGACTTTACCCTAGAGTACAGCGCCTTGTTTTTTGGCGTTGAACTGCTTTTCTTTTTAGGCAAGGTCTTTTTTGCTGCCATTACTTTTTAACCTTTTTTTTCTTTTTCTTTGGCTTTGTTGAATATGCTCCACTTCCATAGCCCATTTTTATCTCCCTACTTATTTGCCTTTGTGAGTTTTTTGAACTTCAAAGTTAGCAGATTGAGAAGCCCCCTTATGTGGCTTGTATCCGCCAGAAGGATTTTTCATAAGCTTATAACTATTTCCGCTTTTCATCCAATGATAACCATCAGGAGCTTTAACTTTCATTGTCAAACCTTTTAATGTGCTGCTTCATTGCATGTTGCCGCCTACAAGCATGGCACTCGCCACAGGATAAAAATCCGTCTGGCGTTTCACTTGGTCTTCTACACGACCAATACATTTTTTGCAACTGCTCTGGCATAGCGTAATAAACCCCAAGGCTTCTTTCAAGAGGGGTTTTGCTCATATAGTCAAATGGCGCAGCCCAAACCGGCTTTGATTGTTTATTCATAAACAAAGCACTCATGACGCCATATGCTTCTGCGCTTTCTTCCTTGCTCATGTTGTAATCGCCGGTAAATATAGCGCATACAGGCTCAGTCATTGTAGATATAACCCTTCCAGCCTGAAACAAAGCTAATGACATGTCCCTTCCCCCAGGATATTTAGCCTTGTAAGAATACAAGCAAGATGAAAACTCAAACTCTCGTTGGTTATCTTTAAGCCAGTTTATGCTTTTATGAATAGCATTTGCTTCTGCTTTAAATCTACCTTCAGAATTATCTAGGTGTATTGAGTGTATGTGTACGTTATGCTGTGTATGCTCTAGCAAGCTCCATGCTAACGACACGCTATCCATGCCGCCAGAGTACATAACTATAACCTTTTCTTTTCGTTTGGTTAAAAGCCTATGATACTTTGCTGCGGTGTCGAG